GGGCCTGACTAAAAGTTACAACACCATTTGAAGCAATTGCAATAGCGTCAGTATCCGAAGCGGACCCTATATTACCAGCATCTGGTATTACAATGTTACCACCGGTAGTCATTAGGCCACCACCAGTGTAAGTTCCAGAAACATCTAGATTAGCATTTACATCGGCCAATGTTGCATTAATCTCTACTTCGTCAGTAGCATTAATGTCTAGAACAGTCGCACTTGGTGCATTTATATATTGGCTTGCGTCATTAAACTGAAGCTGCATCGTACTATTCAAAAGCAAACCAGTGTCTGCAACATGCGTAAGATTTACGTCACTATCTGCACCAAAGTTAAGAACCGCTGCATCTGATAGTAGTTTAACATCATCTCCAAACACAGCATCTTTTACAACAGACAGTCCTCCATCGGTTTGTAATGAACCATCAGTTGTACTTGTCGCTTCGGTTGTATCGTCTGTTTTTAATACGCCGCCAGCCGTAACAGTTCCTGCGGCGGTTACGTTAGCGCCACTAAAAGTAAGTGCCGTTGTAGTTCCAGATTTTAGAATAAGATTGCCGGAGGAGTTTGTTGCGCTACCGAAGGTAGTACCAGCATCTTTAAAAAATATATCAGCGCCATCAGCATCAAGTATAATATCACCACTTGAATCAAGAGTAATATCTGTACCATCATTTGTAATTGTGTCCAGCGCAATACTACCAATATTCGTAATATTTGCATCGCTCATGTCAAAACTGCCAGTAACATCTAAGTCACCGCCAATCGAAGCATTACCTGTAACAGTTAGGTTGTCGGCTACGGTAGTTTCAGAAGTAGTATGTCCTATCGTAACAGCAATACCGCTTGTTTCGGTAGCTATTTTTAAAGCACCCGTTGCGTTTGTTAAATACGAATTACTACCGTCGTGATACAAAGTCATGTCTTGGCTGTCACCAATTTTAATCGGCGTAGAGTCAGTTATTAAAACGGAGTCTGCTGATTCATCCCACAGTAAATAACTTCCTGAAGTT